TTGGTCTCCGGCAAAAGCCTTTGAAGATGGCTATACGAAACTATAACAAAACAGAAAATGGCGGGGAGACCAAAAATCTCCCTGCCGCTTTCTAACGACCGAGTATGAGCCACAAGGTAAATATGAACAAAACTAAACCAAATAACGCTAAACCAGAAACGGGCAGCAGCTCACCTTGTTGGCTCCAAACTTTGGTTATGATACCGATAGGAGAAAACCATGAGTTTTAGACAACAAAAGGGAAATATGTATGATTGGGTAACGCATACCTGGAATGCCATAAAAGGTAAATGCTCTCACGATTGCTCATATTGCTATATGAAAATGTGGGGTGAATTGAAACCGCTCCGATTTGATGGAAAAGAAATGAATCGTGATCTCGGAAACGGCAATTTTATTTTCGTCGGTTCGTCTACTGATATGTGGGCCAAAGATGTTCCCGATACTTGGATTTCATCTGTTTTATCACATTGTGAAAAACATGATAATCGTTATCTTTTCCAATCGAAAAATCCAGATAGATTTTGTGCTTTTTCAAACATACCTGAAAACACTGTTTTTTGCACAACAATCGAAAGTAACAGAGATTACCCCAAAATTAGCAATGCGCCCAAAATATCAAAACGGATTGATGCTATGTTGATGCTTTATGCTCTTGGATATGATGACATATCAATAACCATTGAGCCAATTCTTGATTTTGATTTACTGGAAATGATTGAAATAATTAAAAAAGTAAAACCAACCTGGGTAAACATTGGTGCGGATTCTAAGAATCACGGATTGCCGGAGCCGGAATATTCTAAGGTGTTTGATCTAATTAATGCACTTAAAGAGTTTACAGAAATTAGGAAAAAATCAAATCTCAATAGACTTAAAAGGGTATCATAACGTCGAGTATGAGACGCGACAAATAACAAAGAAAGAACTATAAAATGTCAGAAAAACTTACGAAAATTCAAAAAGACGAGTTGAGCGAACATCTCAAGGCGTCGTCTCCAAACTCTGGTTATGCATTAACTGGTTTGAAAAAACTTGACATGCTGCTTATATATAATTGTCTGAAACTGTATCATGGTGATTTCCCGGATTCCTATAGTGGAACTGAACTATGGCAAAAAGAAATAGAGAAGTTGATGCAAAAATTCCCATATGAAATTAGATTCTAAACGCATAACGAATAGCGCTCATCTGCGCGAGAAAGGAAACAATGAAAAATTGTAAAGAAACAGAATGTGAACACTATTACGAAACAGACAAGCCGTGCAGCTATATAGGTGAGCTATGTTTTAAGCCTAAATCGAACAGCTCTAAGCGTCAGATGCAGCGCAGGGTTCGGAACGCTTCCGGCGTGGCCTCGGGCGAGTTAAAACCGTGTCCGTTTTGTGGTGAAATACCAGAATATTTTTTCGGTGAGGCTGTAAATCAAATATTTTGTGATAGCAATAAATGTATTATCAAACCAAAAACACCATACTATGATAATAAAAAAACTACAATTGATGTATGGAACAAGCGAGTCTGAGTCCGAACGATGGAGCATGAGACGCGCGATGAAAAATAACAAATCTAACCCAAGGAGAACAGCTCTAAGCGTCGATTCCATGCTTGGGTTAGGCATTTTGAGAGGATTAAAAATGAATAGAACTGAATTTGATAAAAAAAGGCTTAGAGAGCGGAAAAAGTTCGCTGAATCAATTCAAGAAACGCTGGCAGAGTCGGCGGTATTAGAGGCTGGGGGGAAATATGGATTTTGTAGAATGATTGATTTGCTTCAGAAAGAATGGGTAAGGGTTTTGATGAAAGAGGGTCTTTCAAAAAAGACCGCAATAAAAATAACTAAAGATGCCTAACGATGGCGCATCATCTGCACGATAAAAGAAAGGAAATGTTATGAATGAAAAAGAATTTGTTGAGTATCTAAAATCTATCCCCGAAGAAACAGCAATTAAAATCATAGAAGAAATGAACCAACAATCAAACAGAATGGCAGAAAGACTATTAAGCGTTGTAAAAAAACACAGCTCTGAGTGTCAGATGCAAAATCAGATCATGTTTCGATATAAACATAAAACAAAAACATCATTGCTATTCACAGGACTTTTATTAATCACTGTGTGTATTCTAACATTAGGGTGGATCTGTGGGTAGTATATGGCATTAATTGCGGGTGGTTATTATCTGAAAGCACGGATGTTCGATAATTCGGCCATTGCACATAAACCGCCGATATTTCGGGTATTGTGGGACTGGCTGCAGGGACATGCGGCGCACCAGAAATACAGGAAATACGGGATAGAATTAGCCAGGGGACAACTGCTGTTGACGTACGGTGAGATCCAGGAAGAGACACATTGGAAATCCGGAAACAGGAAAGATATGTTTTCCAAGCCGCAGATTTCCAAGGTCTTTAAGTGGTTTCAGGACGAGAAAATGATTATTGTTGAACCGATTTCCGGTGGAAACGCCGGTGGAAACGCGGTGGAAACGCCGGTGGAAACGGAATATGGTGGTCGTGCATTCCTCGTAACTATATGTAATTACAACTACTACCAGACCCCAAGTAACTATATATTTAATCCCGGTGGAAACGCCGGTGGAAACGCGGTGGAAACGCCGGTGGAAACGCCCCTCATTATTATAGACAAGAATTATAATAATAATAAAAAAAGAGAGAATGTCGGCTACCGCCAATATCTAAGAGAGCGCGTAAATCAAAGTATCGGAGAAGATATCAGACCGCCTAAAGATTCCTTTGGCTGGGAAATAACTGAGAATGTGAAAAATATCAAAGACAGTCAAGGTCATCTTTTGACCCTGTATACACGGGATATTAAACCGGAAGCAGTGGGAAGATTGGAAGATTATCACATTGGGTACATTGCTCAATGGTACTGTGATATTTGCCAAAAAACTGCTCCGGCAAGAGAGGATGAATTGGATAATTTAATCATAGAAAAACATCAAAATATTATTAAAAAACTGAAGGAGAGGAAACATGCAAGGGATGCAAAAATCTATACAACTGACTGAATTTCATCGTCCTGCTCAAAAATTCAATTCCCAGTACGGAAGAATACGGTATGAAGAGTGGCTCAAAAAAGAGGCTGAGCGCCAGGCACGATATGATTCCAGGATCTATTCTATCCACAAAAACAGGGACGGAGAAATCGCTTTGTTTGCCCGGAAATCTGATGCGGTAAAGAGAAGATTGTTTGATGACATCAAGAATCAAATCGATATTTGTGCCGTACCAGATATCAAGATCAAGACTGTACTCGAAGACTATGAAATGGGCAGGCGGTTACAGCATGTACTGGAGGCAAATTATTACGATTGCACCCTGAGAGAGACGATCCTGAGCATTGAAAAGATGTATTATGCAAAGAACAGCGGCCCGGACACTGTGATGAAATTTGGTGACCTGGTGATGGCTGTCGCCAAACGAAATACTGTGAAGAAAAATGGTAAAAATGCCAGATAGTATTTCTATCTACGATGTCATGTATCGCCGATCCAGATGGACTGTAATGTTCATTCTCCGGAGAATGATCGCTAAGTACCGGTGGCTGCATTTCGGGCTGAAACCGAAGTACCTGATCATCGGGAACGACATCAACGATATGCTGAACGAAGCGGTCAATTTCCAAAACAGGATTAACCGGAGCCAGGACGAAAAGAGTGTGTCACTCGATCCGTACAAGGTATATGGTCTGAGAGTGGCTGTCCTGAACGAGGTCATTGACTCCAACGAAATGAGATTATGCAGATAGGCACACACTACTTACAATCGCCACGCGGACCGCCTGAACGGGACTAAAGTAAACACTTTGGTACACATCTACATGAAACGCCTCCGGCCAAAAACCGGGGGCGTTTTTTACATAAAAATACCGAAAACGGGCAAAACCCGACATAAATATTTCAGAATTATTCAGCACCCTGCCCCGATACAAACAGCGGTGCGGATAAGGCAGTAAAACAGCAGAAAATATACTACGTGTACTAAAATACTTGACAGTATTCGTTTGTGTAATTCAAATTAATAACACATGAATGCAAGCAGTAAAAGAGAGCAAAACGGGAGGAATGAGAATGGTCCTAATTCGTTGATTCGATGGAGTTGTTTGAAGCGCCACAGGGTCCATAAAATCCGTGACAGGGTCCATGTACCCGGAGCGCTGACTGACGATGATTTTGTCCTGGATGTGGCGCTAAGCGGGGAACTGGTCCCGGATAATATCAAGGACAGACTCCGTAAGAGTGAACTGGACATTATCAACGACATATACCTGGGGCGGAAAATCGCTACTGATATACTGCTGAACATTGAGCAACTATCCTTACTGAACGGGCTAAATATGGATTTCACTGGACATTAATAGACATTATGAACATTGCTAATACAGAGATAAAAATCACTGAGCGCCACCGGGTCTGGCTGAGGGAATATGCCAAGATTATGCGGGAAGGTGGCAGTGAGACGGATGCTTATGTATCTGCATTCAATGTCAAGAACCGGGATTCGGCGCGGAAAATGGCCAGCAAATATAAACGGGATATAGAGAAGTCCGGTCATTTCAGTGAGATACTGAGAATTGTCGGTGTTGACGATATCAACCTGGCGATCAAGATCGGTGAGGGTCTTGAGGCAACACGTCCCATTGGGTCGGTTACTCCGGACCTGATTATTGCGATCAAGAGCGCAGTCGGCAAGGACCAGACGGTTGAAAAGATCCGGGAAGTGATCCAGGAACTCACCCAGATGCCGGACCATAATGTCCGACATAAATATCTCGAAACGGCACTGAAACTGAATAAACGATTACCGGAAGGCGGGACTAAGACCACGATAGAGCCTGATGGTAATGGATATAAAGTTATTATTGAGGAGTTGGATGTATCAAATATTACTATCAATCCTGCTGATTATATCGGGGATAATGCAGCAAAGGACGATTAGTTTTCAGCCTAAACAGATGGAAGCATATCGCTATGTTACCCAGGGGGTATCTCCGTATTTGTTTTACGGCGGGGCCAAGGGTGGCGGTAAATCGCATTTGATACGTGGGAAAGAGTATGCCCGGAGAATGAAATATGCCGGTACATCCGGCCTGATCATCCGCAAAACATACAAGGAACTCTACCGAAACCATATCCGGAAGTTTTGGTTTGAATACCCGGAGACATTTGATTGGTACAGAGCAAGTGAAAAAGCCATTCTATACCCGAACGGCAGTATTACTGAGTTTGGGTATCTGAAATCTCATCTAGATGTCTATAATTATCGTGGAATAGAGTATGATGATATCACAATCGATGAAGCGACAGAACATCCTGAAATTGTATTCAAAATACTAAAAGGATCATTACGAATGTCGCCTAAAATTAAAGAGCGGCATCCTGATTATTATCCTTCTTTTCTTATGACTGGTAATCCCGGCGGGATCGGGCACGGATGGGTCAAACGGATATTTATTAAACGTGACTTTAACCCGGAGGAGAAACCTAAACAGTACGGATTTATCCAGGCTAAAATATGGGACAATCCATTATTCATCCTGTCTAATCCTGAATATATACAGAACCTTTTAGATCATCCGGTAGATCTGAGAAAAGCCTACCTGGATGGTGACTGGGAGATATTTGCCGGACAGTATTTCAAGAAACTGCGAAGACAAAAACATCTTATCAAGGACTTTGCCATACCGGACGACTGGATGCACTTTCGCAGTATGGACTGGGGATATGATCATCCGACCGTGTGTATCTGGTGGGCGGTTGATTTCAACGGTAACGTCTATATTTACCGATATTACAAGAAGAACCATATTGTCGCCAGCGAGACGGCAAGGCGTATCGTTGAGATGACTGATGCAAAAAAAGAGAATATCGCCATTACCGTTGCCGGGCATGATACCTGGGCGACCATTAAGCATGACGAATTACCAACCGTGAGAACTATGGCTGATGTCATGGCTGAAAATGGCCTGTCCCTGAGAAAAGCCAATATCAACCGTGTAAATGGGTGGAACTATCTACGTGAACTGCTGGAATATGATGAGAGCAATCCGGATAGCGTACCGAAACTGAGAATAATGCGGAGTTGTGAGGAGGTATTTACAGACCTGGGGAAACTGGTATACGACGAGGTCAATACCGAGGATGTGAAAAAGATGGACGGCGACGATACGGGCGACGCGGTACGGTACGGCGGAATGCACATCTACGCCGGCACTAAACCGCAGCGTCAGAAGACTGAAATGGACGAATTCCTGGAGCATATAGAACAAAAGAAATTACGCGGGAACGAATACTAATGGGTGAAGAAGAAAAACAGGTTGATAACCTGGTGAATGACAGTGATAAAGGGGGCGTTAGTGAACGCCTGGTACTGTGCAAGAAGTATCTGGAAGAGGCGAAGAAGAACAATAAGAAACGCTTTGAACGGATGCGGAAGAATGAGGACCTGTACTATAACCGTGTTGAAGTATCCGGATATAATACCAGTGTCAAGGTGAATCTTGCGTTATCTGACATTGAAACTCAATTGCCGATCATAGCGGACTTTATGCCGACATTCGATGTTGTCCCGGAAGAGGAGAATGATGTTGTATTCGCCGATATGGTACAGAACCGGAAGCGGAACATTGAGGAGAAGATCAAACTCCGGACAAAAAGTATTCTCACTGAAAAGAATTCACTCATTTACGGAAACGGTATCCTGGGAATACTGCCAATAATCAGTGAGGACGGGAAATTCGAAGGTTTTGAAAGTTCTATTGTGGACCCATTTACCTGGCTGCCACCGACGGATTCTAAATCTATGGAGATCAATCCTTACCAGATATTTGCCACACCGATGAGAATTAAAGAGATTGAACGCAAGTGGAGTGTGGAAAACGTTCAATCGGAAGGCAACCTGAATGAGTACCGGGCTTTCGTGATCAAAAATAAGGAAAAAGATGCTGTCAATGACCTGTCTGAAATGGCATTGGTCAAGGAGTGTTTTTTCATTGATGAGAATGGCCAGGAATGGCTGCTTTCCTGGGTGAATGAAAATATAATATTGTACGACGATAAATACGAACTATCACGAATCTGTTATTTCGATATTGCCAATTACCGGGACCCGAATACGGCTATTGGAATAGGTGAACCGGAACTGATAGCGTCGATCATCCAGGCCGTGAATGAGAATATGTCCAGGATCGGCTCCAATATTGAAAAGATTGGTAATGCTAAACTGAAGGTACGGAAGACATTCTGGCAGGAAGTCAAGGGCGTGATATTTCCTAACAAGAATTCGGATGAAGTTGTTGTCAACGAACAGGATGATATTGCCTATCTGAATCCGCCAGCCATGCCAGCATATGCTTTCGAATTTATCAAGTTGCTAATGCAGTTCAATGATGTAATCAATGGCATGCAGGACGTCACACAGGGTAAGAAACCGACTGGTATCACGGCAGCATCGGCGATACAGGCATTGCAGGAAGCGGCACAGTCCAGGGTACGGTTCAAAATATCGACTGAAATATCCACATTCATGGAGGATATCGGTGAATTCATAGTCTGGTGTCTGAAAACATATGATGATGAGGTGCGAACATTCCGGATCAAAGACATGAAGACCGGGAAGCATATATTTGAGAATTGGGACCCTATCAGCCGCTTTGATAAGGACGGTAATGTTTCCGC